GTCAGCTCCGGAAACATTTTTAAGCAGGGAAACTAAATGGGTCCACCGCCACTCGTCAAACTTCGGTGGGCCAGACTAAGACAATCTACGATGAATATCCTCTTCTGAAGCGCGTCGAGCCTATTCTAAGTTCGGTCCAAAATTCAGAAAACTCTACAGGTCGCGCTCAGTACAGGATTCTCCAGACTCCACAGGGAACTGGGAAGACGGCGCGTTTTGGTAAATTTATGAACGTGTTCAAGTGGTCAAACCTCAAGAACGATGAGCGGCTATCCGCGGCACAGAAAAAGACAGTCAACAAGATTCTGATTTCTCTTCAGGTTCCGGCGCGCGACAAGTTCAGGAACAGACCGGCAATCACATTCAACACGAACGGTATGACTGTCGCACAGATCAACCAAAAGGTCAGAGCTACTATGGTCACGCGCCCCGTCGTACAGAACTCGCCAAATGCCCAGAGTCAGAGGCCCGTGATGCGCCGCAACCCCACTTTTGTTGAAAACAGCGGAGCGAATCTTCGGGCCGCCCGTCAGCATCGCCAGGCATTTGGAAATTAAATTCTGAACCAATATTACAAAATGCACAGTGAAATGAGTAAGAATGTTGTTCCCTTTATCGTTTTTTTCCTCGTCGCCAACCCCGAGACCTTCAAGCTGACCAGCAGCCTGCTCGGCTCGTGGATCGCCAACAGCAGTGGCCTCCCCAGCAACCTGGGTCTGCTCCTGCACGCCCTGGTGTTTGTGCTTCTTTCCTGCTTCGTGACGAGCCTGGTCTACGGCAAGAAGGTGTCCAAGTACCACCGCCCAGACGCCCACGCCAGAATGGAGCCCTCTGAAATCACCGGCGCGTGTTAATAAATTCTCAACTAAAATTAAATGTCTCAGCTCAACTTCTACGTGATTCCCTTTTTGGCCTATGTCCTCGTCGCCAACCCGGCGATGTACAAGGCGGTTCGGGCAATCCTTGGTGGTTGGGTCGCTAGCGCAGAGGGACTGGCAACATTCCCAGGCCTTCTGCTCCATGCTTTGGTTTACATTCTGATTGTTGGGTTTTTGATGCGCCTCGTGCCTCGTGCTTCAGGGTACTATCAGATGTACAAGTAGTCGTTCAGAATTCAGAATTCTTCACCCCCGAAGATTCTTTCAGAATTCTTCGTCAAAGCGAATCTCATCACCCTCTACAACCATATGCTTTGAATAATCTCCAACCCGCTTCTCAAAGAAGTTGGTCTTCCCTTCCAACGAGATGGTCTCCATCCAGTCGAAAGGGTTCTTCACGCCATAAATTGGCTGTTCTCCAAACTGATTCATCAGGCGATCCGCCACAAACTGAATGTACTGCGTCATTTCTCCAGCGTCCATGCCTATCAGTTTGCATGGAAGCGCCTCGGTGATAAACTCGCTCTCAACCTCACAAGCCCACTGAACAATCTTGTGGATATCCTTGGAAGGGCATTTTTCCGCAAGGTGTGAATAGAGCGTCACTGCAAACTCCTGATGGAGCCCCTCGTCCCTGGAAATCAGCTCGTTGGAAAAACTGAGCCCAGGCATGAGGCCCCGCTTTTTGAGCCAAAATATAGCACAAAATGATCCCGAGAAGAAGATGCCTTCCACACACGCGAAAGCTATCAGCCGCTGCGCAAAAGGAGAGTCCGGACTCATCCATTGCATTGCCCATTCAGCCTTTTGTTTAACCGCGGGGACAGTCTCTATGGCTCGAAAGAGTCCCGCCTTTTCCTCCGGATCCTTCACGAGCTTGTCAATCATCAGCGAATACGTCTCGCCGTGGATGCTCTCGTTGAACCCCTGGTACGCGTAAAATGACCGCGCCTCTGAGATCTGAACATCCTTTGTGAAATTCAACTCTAAATTCTCAAAAACAATTCCGTCTGATGCTGCAAAAAAAGCCAAAACCATCTTGATGAAGTGCTGTTCGTCGCTATTGAGTTTGTCCCAGTCCTTGAGGTCCGAGCCGAGATCAATCTCCTCGACCGTCCAAAAGGAACCGATAGCCTTCTTATATAGCGCCCATAGATCCGGGTACCGTATAGGAAAGGTTGTGAAGCGTGATGCGCTTGGCGTGAGAATTGGATCCAGTTCTGTCATTGTTAATCTAGGGTGTTATTTTTTTATGCAGGACTCGGCGACGCAAATACTGGACAATTTGGCGGTGCTACAGGCAATACATTCGCTAGGATAATGATGAGCAGAAGAACAAGCAAACCACCCGATATAAATGAACCAAAACTCATTTTATATAAGGAAACAAAAAGTTATTGATGTAATATGGAGGATATTGTGAAACGTGCCGCCGTCCGGATCAAAATTCACAACGTTCCTGGGGCGGTGATTCACCACCTCGCGATACTAAAGCGCTCACTTGATCAGAAGGGTATAGATACCGCTATGATCAAGGGGTGGTGTGTGATTGAAGAGACCAGGGAGGCGTGTCAGCACTATTGGCTCCGGGACGTGAAAACGGGGTTTGATTTAGATTTAGGGTTTGCTGTCGCTGCACTGCGAACGCCCGAACTCATGGCTCTCCGACCCGTGCTCTTGGAGACTCTCCCTCCCGGATTGACTCGTTCAGATTCGGAGGAGAAACTGATTCGGGAGGAGAACCTTCGGCTTTACGAGTTGTACCAAGCAGACCCCAAAGCATTTTGGAACGGGGCGCCCCGGGAAGTGACATCCTTCCATATGAAGTAAACTCTTCATCGATTTCTACCGTCGACCGTCTGGGCGTGAGACTGCTCACGGCCGCCGCCGCAAGGTTCATGAAGTTTGTGACTTTGGTTGGTGGCGTCTGCCCCAGTGCCAGGAAATTCTGAATCTTCTTCTCTATAGGGTTCGCCTGTTCAAGAGCCGCGTTAAACTCGCTAAAGCACTCCTGAAGGAATTGCTGACCGATCGTTCCACGCTGCTCTCGGTCGATGCTCAACTCTTTTGAAATTTTGAGCGCAAGACGCTTCATGAGGATTCCCGACCGTAGTGCGTTTGACATCTTCTCGTTAATTTTCATGTACAGTTGAATAGATCCGAGAATACCAGTGCCAGCCGACAACACCGCGTTAAGAATGCTCACGTAATTTTGAGACAAGAATTCATTCAGAGAAATTGCCGTAAGTGCGTTGACAGAGGATATGATGAGGATGGGGATGTTGAACCTAGCTGACAATCTGTGGTAATATGTATAGTCTTTATTGAAGTACGCGTGATATGCGTTACACTGCATTTCAATCTTTTTAAGGAACGCCTCTTCCTTGTCGTGCCACTCATCCTCTTTCATCTTACTAGCTGGTTCCATAATTTTTAGCGCACTTAAAAAAATTTGTCATTTTCCGCAAACTCCACTATGCTGGAAACGCGCGTCGGTAGCCTGGTCTTCACGCTCTTGTAAACCATGCTAAATAACGGGTTGCTATTTGTGATGCGAATCTTTTCCAGAATGCCCTTGTCCGGTCGGATCTCCACCATGAGGTTCATGAGGTGGATTGCCGTCTCTGAATTTAGTTTAGAAATTGGAACCCCCTTGAGGTTCAGTTCGATAACCTCCTTGAGACCGTGTTTGATAACATAATCATCAAGTTGTTGAACTATGGGTTTGATTGACATCATGAATTCTGCAGCCTCGAGTGCCGTCTTGGGTTGGCGCCTGACGTAATTGGCCCCCAGGAACTCTATGTACAGGTACTTGCCCTGTGGGTAGAATACCAGGAGGTCGCTCATATTCCTTGATGTTTTTCGCGCCTTCTTTTTTTAAGTTGATTTGGTAATGAGGAACGAGCTTATACTAGCTGTTGTTGTATACTTGGCGTATATCCTCTTTCGTGAACTGAATCTAGTTGTGAATGTAGGGTACACTCTCCTTACATTCATTGTTCTCAGGTTTTTCCCAGACAATTGTAAAACTTTGGTTCAGGCAACTCTCCTGTGGCAGATCTTTGACCTGATTGATGCGTTTGTCATTGGTTCAAAATATGAGGATGAATACAAATGCACACGTACTGCATCAATCTCGAAAAGCGAGACGACAGACGACGAAGTGCTGCATCAGAGTTTGAGCGAGAAGGATTTGCAGTCGAGTTCTTCCCAGCCACAGATGGACGAATCGCCCCCCCAAGAGGACTCTACGTCAACCCATCAGAGTACGGATGCTCAATGAGTCATACCCGCGTGTGGCGTGACATGGTAGAGAAGCAATACCCATCCGCCCTCGTCTTCGAGGACGATGTCCGACTTGTTCCTGATTTTGTTTCAAAATTGGCACAAGTCCTGGAAGACGCAGAGGGAATTCCATGGGATATTATCCATCTAGGACCTCTACTTCCTATAGCCAAACATAAGGATGTTATACAATCGTTGTACGAAGGACAAGCACTCGGGACTCACGCGTACCTTATAAGTCTCGAATGCGCCAAGAAGATTGCCCCTTTTGAAGCGGAGCTCATGAAGGTCTCGGTGGACTTTCAGTTGAACAGGTTTCCTTTGCGTATATTTTGCGTTGGAGAACCACTTGCAAAGCAAGAATCTGTGGACGATGAGCCACTCATAGGCCTCGTGAAATCAGCAATAAATGGTGATATTGGTCTCGAGAGAACTTTCGACCTAAATTATCTCATCAGATTCTTCACTGCACGCTTCAGACCCATCCTCGTCCTCATCATCGCTTTCATCATCCTGATTTTGTCTAGGAACTAGAGTTATCATATTTCTCATGAATGGTGGAAGGAACCCTTTTACAGCTCCGACGAGTGTATTCACAAACGTCCCCCCTCCAGATACTTGACAATTTTGGAGTAAAATACAATTCTTGGTGTGATCATAGACGTTCCAGATCATTCGCATAATGATAGTGGGCTTGATACGACGGACTGACGCTCCGTCCATGTTGGCCGAACACGACTGCTTCAACCCACGTGCGAGACACAGCTCCTGAATTTGGTCAAGAACTGGGTAAAGTTCCTCACAAAACTCGTCTGTAGCCTCCTTGGTGCTTGGTTGAAGCTCGAGAAGGCGGCCCATGAGGATCTCCACGTAAAGAATCTTAGCCTCATCGTCCGGTTGGAAACGCAGCCAATCCAAGGACATCCTAGAGGTTTCCAAGTTTATAAAAACACAACCATATCGCGGAAGTACTTGGGTATGGCCAAACTGATGGGATGGTAGAACATCCTGAACACAAATCCTGTACCTACAAACTCAATTCGTCTGAGGAGATTGTCGTCGCGCGTGTACTCCACAACCTCCCCGACAATCTTGACGATCATTTTGAACCGTTCTATTCTCACAATACCAGCGCCTGATAAATCTGCTTTGATAATCATATCGGTCGCATTTTCACGAATTTCGTGAATCATTGGCTTGAGCACCTCGAGCTCCACTCCCCCTGTTGGATAGTCTTTGACAGAGAGAGTCACGTTCGCCTTTGACCCCTCCCACTCGCATTTTATAAAATCCATATAATTGTATTCAAGGTTTTTGAGTAACAAAAATAACGTATCCGCAACTAAATAACGCCGACACTAAAAGCATGTTTGTTATCAAAAATCGGCGTGGAATCTCCGGTCTCTGTTCTATAATAGTTACAGGAACAGGTACGATGGTATGAACAGTTCTGGGAACTGGAAGCTCTGCTCTACATAAAGGACATTTTGGAAGATAACACTGTATGTGCAATTGGTTGTTACAACATCCCAAGTGCACAACAGTTCCTGCTAGAGGTTCCAGACATACTGGACACTCCATTATTATTTCATAATTATTAAAATGCATCAGACGGGATTTGAACCCGTGCGGCTTTCGCCAGAGGATCTTAAGCCCTCCCTGTTAGACCTAGCTCCAGCACTGATGCGCACCCCTGGTGGGTATCGAACCCACATCAACGATTTAGAAGATCGCTATACTATCCATTATACTACAGGGGTTGCTCCAACCGAGGATCGAACTCGGATTTTCGGCTCACTTGTATGAAAATTCAATTTTCATAAGACCGATACACGTACCAATTATGTTATTGGAGCCTCGGGGAACTCTCCCCAACTTATCAAGGACTTTTTTCTTTAATAGTAGTAATATGAATTATGCCGTACTTCGGACATTGGGCGTCGCGTGGGTTGGTATCCTTTGCTTCATCTTTGCGTTCTTCGTTTCCAGACTTGTTGACAATTTTACACCAAAATTGGACAAGACTAAACCAAAATGGATGACATTCTTGGAGGTTTCTGTACAATTTGGAATTGTAGGTGTTATTGTGTATGGTGCACGAAATTTCATCAAAAATGTCCCCTTTCCTTTTCAGGGGGTAGGTGGGTACGATCATCGCCAACTCGGTGAGCTTCGTAGTCTCCCCTTGTTGGTTTTTATTTTCATGTTTTTCCAGGTGAAGACACAGGAGAAGATGAAGTTCCTGAGTGTCTGAAGCACTCCCACAAGTGCCTCGTGTGCTTGGGCCCTGATAAAGCAGAAAACTCGTCAATCGTGTAGTCGTCGCCCATAGACGCGTTGCACTTGGCGCATATGGGGCGCAAGTTGTTGATGTCGGTTGCACCTCCTTTGCTTTCGGGCTGATTATGGGCTACGTGAAAATTGAAGGGGTCCATGACGTTCTCGCACCAGGTCACAAGGCACTTGTGCTTGAACAGACGGTCACCGCAATAAAGAACCCACACCTGCTCCCGTAACGCACCTGGAATTTTAGCCTTCATTCTTTGAATAATTTTAAAACCTTTAAGACTTTGAAAAACACATAACGAGTCGCTGCACAAGAGTCTTTGGAGGAGCTGCTAGGTTCAGGGTGGTCAGCTTCTCTTGGAATTCCTGATTCTCACCACGACCAGGGATTTCGTATTTCACATCACTAATTGCATCAACCTCGATACGCGACAGAGTCACCGAACCGAGACGAAAGTCCTCAAACGCCTCACACGTCATGGGGCATATGGGCTTGATGAGCTCATAGACCTGCTTCGCCAGGTCCCGAATCTCCTTTTGGGCGTGATCCTCCATGCGGAGTTGGAGAAAGTGCAAGAGGTTGTGGAGATTAATTTTCCAATAAAATTCAGTAAATGTGGATTGGGGCAGGTGCGTCCGAGCCAACTCACGGGAGACTCCCTTCTTGATGAGTTCCTCGTACGTATGGAAAGCCATGTCACACGAAGCCTTTTGCTTGAGGAGGAGAAGATCACCGCCTTCGTACGGCTCCTCGCCACCCTGCCCGCGGTTCGTAGACTGCTGACGGAGCTCGTCGGGCAAAAAGTACTCGTCCGGTACGACAGAGTACCGAGCCGACAACTCGTTCACAGAGGCTGTGCGGTGCCGGAGCCACTGACGCGCCACGAAGATTGGCGCCGCGATGTGAAATTTAAACTCAACCATCTCAAACGGCGTCGTGTGCTTGTGGCGCATGAGATAGCGGATCAGAGCCCGGTCATCGCTGACAGACTTGGTGCCGTCTCCATAAGAGACTCGTGCGGCCTGTACGATGGCTGCATCGTTGCCCATAGAGTCTACGAGACGGACAGCCATTTTATAGTTTATACGTTGCGTTTTTTTAAGCGGAGACCGAAGGCCGCTTCAAAAAACGCCCTGAACAGGTTTCGAACCTGTGACATTCAGATGGCAGGGGCGAGAGCAAGTCTCGCCTTAACAAATCAGCCCTTCAAGGGTGTCTGACGCTCTACCGACTGAGCTATCGGGGCATGGGGAGAGGAAGGTGGCGAGCCTTTTGGGATGCTCATATGAGGCCAATCATATTCGCAGCCCCCTCTCGGATCTGACTTGGGTGATTCGAACACCCGATCTGTGGAGCTACAATCCATCGCGTTACCACTACGCCAAAGTCAGGTTTGTGAACATTTTAACGACGTGTTCAGGTCGAGGGAGGTTCCAGGGAGGATCGAACTCCCATTTCGAGATGCCCCCGAGTTGCGAACGAAGATTCGCAACTCTCAGAGTCTCATGTACTGACCGTTATACTATGGAACCGGTTGTTATTATTCATTATATAGCGCACCCCGTCTAGTTCATAGTATAAATCTTCCTGGCTCCATGTATCCTACCGCGGCACCCTGGGCACTGGTCCTTGTTCTTCGTCATCACCCAACACGAGTCGCAGATGACGTGCCCACATGGGTCGATGAAAAGGTCAACGAGCTTGTCCATGCAAACAAAACATGTAAAACGGGCGTACCTTTCAGCGCCAGTGTTCAGCAGCACCTTCTTCATCGCCTCCAGCCTCCCTGTGATTTCCCCACATTGTTGAGTCAGGGCATTGATTCCCTCTTCGGACTCGTAATTGTCTAATATCTCTACAACCTTTTCTTTTAAGCCCTCGGAGTTGATGTTATCAATCATCATCTTGAGAACATTTATTTCTTCACGCTTCTGATTGAGTTCCGCCATGTTGCGGGTCAGCTCGGCTTTGGCCTTGACGAATTCCATCTTAAATTTGCCTAGCTCCTCGGAAAAGCTTTCCCATGTAGGCCCCAGTTCGCATGGAATCGTGGGAATGGGGTCGTGCTGTGGGACCGCGAGGACAGACTCCAAGAGACTCCGGGTATCCAGGTAGGCAAAGTTCATGGTGTACTAAATAAAAATGTCCTTAACTATTAAATGTTAGCACCAGGCCTGATATTTGTGGTTGGTATGGCGCTCATAGTGTTTGGTCTCCAGTCCTTCTTGTCGGCATATCGCCGCAAGTTTGCTAATGAGATGATCAAGGCTGCCACCCTTATGGTGATGGGCCTGTTCCTCATGTACTTCTGGACCACCATTTCCGGTGCTAGTGCGCCTTCGGGCGGGTACAACACCAGACCCGGCGGTTACTACCCGTAGGTTTCAAATCTGAAATGAATTTGAAAATAGAAATGACGAGGTCAGAATCCACCAATGCTTTGGTCTTCTCATCATCCTGTGCCAACCAGGACAGGACGATCCTGGCGTCGTCTTCAGACAGGCCACCGGACTTGAGCTCTTCGACCAAATGAATAACCGTCGTGAAATTCTGCGTCTTGATAGAGTTGAACACGCGCTTCAGCATAATGTTCTTTGTCTGGTCAAGGATAGCCTCGATGGACTCGCCCGGCATCAGGAGGGTCAACGCCTTGACAAGTTCAGCGTTAACGATCGTAGTGTCTTTCACAAGCTCTTCCATTTATTTTAATCTTTTATAATAATAAATGGCATCTGACCTTTATACGATTTTCCTTGGTCTCTTTGTGCTGCTGTTCCTTGCACTGGGCGTCTCCAATTTTGTCGAGACGAAGAATGAGCAGGACCAGACGGTGGGTCGCCCATTTTTCGCTCTTATTTTCATCATGATGGCGCTCGGATTAATTGCATATAAAATCAGCAACCCATAGAGTAACAAGATGAATCACCTCATCGGACACGTCGAAGGCGTATGGGTCTCCAAAGCTTCTCATCTTGAGGTAATTATGAATCAAATCGCTGAAAGGTGCGAGTTCACAGTAGTGGGCCGATCCTTTCACCAATTTGAGCCGCACGGAGCCACGGGAGTTCTCGTGCTTTTGGAGGGACACTTTAATGCTCGTACCTTCCCGGAATTGAACAAAATTTACATATGTTGTAGCCCGGAATTCAACACCGGAATCATAGAGGAAGAGTTTTCGGCTCCGAAGGGGACGTGGCAGGTGATTTAATTTTAAAATTCGTTTCGACTCCAAGAACCTTGAACGTTCTTGGGGCCGAAGCCCGGTATTTTTGGTGAGTGGCGAACCACCCATGTGAAAATATAACAAATGCCAGTCCTCCCATTTAATTGCTAAACGCAAGGCCACCCATTCCGCTCTGAATTCTGAGAATGTTGTAGTTCACCGCGAACATCTTCTGCAGAGGCGTGGTCAGGGCCTTCATGTTGAGGGACACCTGAGCGTTGTCAATGCGAGAGAAGTTGCAGGTGCCGGTGGGCTGGTGCTCCTCGGGCTGCAGGGCGAAGGAGTACACGTACACACCGGGGTAAGGGGTGCCCGAGTGGTAGACGTATGGCTGGTACTGGTTGAAGTACTTGCCCAGCTGCTCCTTGAAGCGATCCTGGCCGTTCAGCACCAGCTTGAAGTCCTTCATGGGGCCAACCTCCTGGCCAGCGGCTCCCGTAATGGGAGAGCCCTCCTCAATCCAGAAGATGTTGGAAACGCCCGAGGTGTTGGAGAACATACGGGGAGCGCCGATGGTGTGGGGCAGGTTGCCACCGCCGATGATGGCGGGGGTGGCGTTGACGGTCACGTGCACGTTGGCGCACGAGGTGGAGAAGTTCCACATGCTGTTGGTGGCAGTGGAGGTGGTGTTCTGGAAGCACCACACGAGCTCCTTCACGGGGTGGTTGAAGGACAGGCGCACCGTCTGGGAAGTGGCCGTGATGGAGTCACCGCCGGTGTGCTGCACCTGCTCGATCAGGTACTCGTGGCCCTTCTGGGCGAAGCGGCGACGCTCCTCAGTGTCCAGGTACACGTAGTTGGCCCACACCTCGAACACCTGGGAAGAGGTGCCGAAGTAATTGGTGAACG